AACAATCAGTGGGGTAGCAAAGTTGGTGATAAAGGTTCATCCAAGGGTAAGGCTTGCCAAGACTCGGTTCGCATGGCGATTGCTGCGGCTGACTTGATTAACGATCCTATGTTGTTGCGTGTTCCTCCTGCTTCTATTCGTGCACTAGGTGAGTACGGCAAGATGCTCGACAAGCGTGGCGTATCCTACAACATGGTTGTTACCAAGATTGGTTTCGACATGGAATCCCCAACGCCGAAGTTGACGTTCAAACCTGTTGGTCTGTTGTCGGAAGACGCATACAACGAAGTACAAGCAGTTATTGCTAGCGATACGGTGCAGAATATTCTTGGTAGCGGATTTACAGCAGCTCCCATGATTAAGAACGAAGCTGCCGCACCACAGGAAGCACCTGCCAAGGAAGCACCTAAGCCCAAAGCTGCCGCACCTAAACCTGCCAAGCCTGAAGCAAAAGTAGCTGATGTTGATGTTAGCGACTTGAACCTCGACGACATTAACTTTGACGATTAATAGCTGTGTCCCTCTGGTATATGGGTGGGGCTAAGCCCCTGATACTCCCTGCCTAGTTGTGTCCTACTAGGTCTTAGCTTGAACGACGCAAGAAATATACCGAAGTCGTGACACCTCGGAGAGACGAGGCCCTACACGCATGAAGATTTAGGCAGGTACGAAGTCGGTCAGTTGGGAAGGTTAGCGCTCTGGGTTGCAAACCAACGTGTAACGCCCATTAATCCCGGTACTCTGTGCGGGTCGCCCCCGTAACAGTCTTCATGTTTGTGGGGGCAGGTGTTAGCGACCTGTTGGTAAATGGGTGGTATAGCAGGCATGGGTTCCTTGGCAGGCACCCGCACTCTTCGCTGCCCTTAGTTAGTGTTTTATTTTCTATGTCACGGAAAACCCTGCTTTATGGGAGCCCACGCCAAACACCAGACAAAAAAAGCCCCGAGCTTTGCAGCATCGGGGCCGGGACATTCCCACCAAGGAACTACCACCAAGGAGAAAGTGGTAGTTGAACTATACCAAAAAAAGAAAAAAGAGTATATACTCCACAAAAATATTTCACCCAACCCGGTGCAACAAAGGGGTTCTTAAGTGCTGTTAGATCACTTAGTAAGCGCGGATGCTGCAGACTTCGTCCCTGAGATTCAGGAAGATGCGGGATCTTTTACTCGCTTAAAAAAACTTAGTGCCGCTCAGACACTAGACGCACAGATTAATACATCCGACTGGCTAAAAGAAATTACAGGCGAAGACGACACTATTGTTGATCGCGCACAAGAAGCCACAGCCGCTAAAGTTTTTACCTCTCTTGTAGGTAACGACCCCAACGCCAAACAGCAACTGCTCAACATGACGGTGCCGGAAGAGATTCGGTCTACTGTGGCGATGGTTAGCGCCTACCAGTGGAAGTTTTTAGATCAGGCTGAAGAGCTGCGCTCGATGGCGGTAGCCAAGATTGTTCAAGAAACAGATCACCCCGACGCCCGGATCCGGTTAAAAGCGCTGGAGCTGCTGGGTAAAGTCACGGAAGTCGCGCTCTTTACTGACAGGGTCGAGGTCAAGCACACAGAGATGAGTGACGACGAGCTCACCGAGAAAATCCGCGAGAAACTTAGCCGTTACATGGGCAAGGTAGACATTGTTGACGCTACGATTGTTGGCGAAGACGAGGCGGAAAGTGCGTGATATGTATAAAAAACATACATACGGGTACCCGTGTGTATAAAAAATCATAAAAAAGCATAAAAAACAAACATGAGTTTTGATTTCTTAACCCCAGCCGAAGCCGTTGCTGCCCAGCGCGCGCTTAAAGACATGACGATGGTTGAGAAGGCGGCGTTTCTTGCACAGTTAGAAGAAAAGGACAAACGGTTTCAGGTTAAAGAAGCACAGACTGACCCACTAAAGTTTGCTAGAAGCGTGTATCCCGGGTTTAAAACAGGCCCGCATCACCGCAAGCTTGCAAAAATATTCGAGGCGGTAATGCGCGGAGAGAAAAAGCGCGTCATTATCAACATAGCACCTCGTATGGGTAAGTCTGAGTTTTCATCTTATTTGTTTCCTGCGTATTTTTTAGGGCGGTTCCCGGAAAAGAAGATCATTATGGCGACGCACACTGCCGGTCTGTCTGAGGATTTTGGTCGGCGCGTGCGTAACTTGCTTGAGAGTGAAGAGTATGCGGAAGTTTTCCCTGATACAGTCGTTGCGGACGACCAAAAAGCGGCTGGCAAGTGGTCAACTGGTGCAGGAGGTCAGTATTACGCTGTCGGCGTGGGCGGTGCTCTTGCTGGTCGCGGCGCTGATTTGTTTGTTATTGACGATCCTCATTCTGAGCAAGACATGAAAGCTAACTCACGCTTGTCATTTGATAATGCGTGGAATTGGTTCCAGACAGGCCCGTTGCAGCGACTGATGCCTAACGGTGCGATCATAATTGTGATGACACGCTGGAGCTTGATCGACCTGACGGGTCGCTTGATTGACTTTAGTATTAAGAACCCTGACTCCACGCCGTGGGAGATAGTGGAGCTACCGGCGATTTTGAACGAGGGCACGGAAAACGAGAAGTCGTTGTGGCCCGAGCAGTGGCCGCTTGACCAGTTAAAAGCTAAAAAGGCGGTACTAGACCCCCGGTTCTGGAACGCGCAGTACATGCAGCAGCCAACGAGTGACTATAGCGCTGTGATTAGTCGCAAGAGCTGGAGAACGTGGGAGGGTGCCGACCCGCCGACATGCGAGTACGTGATACAGAGCTGGGATACGGCGTTTGAGATTAAAAATACGTCTGACTATAGCGCGTGCACTACGTGGGGTGTCTGGTATAACGAAGAGGACAACGGGTCTCCAAACCTCATACTGCTCGATGCGTTTAAAGACAGAATGACGTTCCCGGATCTCAAACAGACCGCGCTCAAGCATTATAAAGAGTGGCAACCTGACGCGTTCATTATTGAGAAAAAGGCTGCAGGCGCGCCGTTAATACAAGAAATGCGTAAAATGGGAATACCGGTCGAGGAGTTTTCGCCCAGCCGGGGTAATGACAAGATGGTGCGTTTGAATGCGGTAGCCGACTTATTCTCTTCTGGCAAAGTCTGGGTACCGGATACGCGTTGGGCGCGCGAAGTGGTTGAGGAAGTGGCGTCGTTCCCGGTAGGCGAGCACGATGATTATGTGGACACGGTTACACAAGCGCTTCTGCGTTATAGGCAGGGTGGGTTCATTAGCTTAGACAGCGATGAACGTGAAGATCAATATTTTAGAGCCCGTAAAGCGGCGTATTACTAGGAAAAATTATGGCTATTGATAAATCGCTGTACCAAGCCCCGCAAGGTTTAGAAGCTTTGGAAGATGGGATGACGCAAGGCCCTGAGATCGAGATTGAGATCGAAGACCCCGAGTCAGTAACTATCGGCGTTGATGGAGTACCGATTCTGACTATCGAGGAAGCTGAAGAAGACGCAGAAGACTTTAACGCTAACCTAGCAGAAGAGATGGATGGTGGCGCGCTTGAAAGTCTGGCTGGCGATTTAGCTGGTGATATTGACAACGACTTATCGAGCCGCAAAGACTGGGAGACGATGTATAAGGACGGGATTACGCTTTTGGGGTTGAAGTTTGAAGAGCGTACCGAGCCTTGGGATGGTGCGTGCGGAGTGTTTCACCCGATGATTACTGAGGCCGTTGTTAGGTTCCAGTCCGAGACCATCATGGAGACATTCCCAGCAGCAGGCCCTGTCAAGACAAAAATCATTGGTCGCGACACTCCTGAGAAAAAAGAAGCTGCGGTACGTGTTCAAGAAGACATGAACTTTCAGCTAACGGAGAAAATGACGGAGTATCGCTCCGAGCACGAGAAATTGTTGTGGAACTTGCCCAGCGCAGGCTCAGCGTTCAAGAAAGTGTATTACGATCCGTCGCTAGAGCGTCAGGTTGCCATTTTCGTACCTGCTGAAGACATCATTATTCCTTACGGCACAAGCGAGTTGACTACGTGCCACAGATTGACTCACCGGATGCGCAAGACCAAGAACGAGTTGGTCAAACTTATGAAGGCAGGTTTTTACCGTGACGTGGAGTTGGGCGAGCCACAGAAGTTTCAGACCGATATTCAAGAAAGAAAAGACAAAGAAACGGGTTTCTCTGCAACGTACGACGACCGGTTTGAGCTCTACGAGATTCATGTAGACTTAGACTTACCCGGGTATGAAGACGAGGATGACGGCGAGCCAACAGGCATTGCTTTGCCATACGTTGTGACAATCGTGCGCGGTACCAACGAGGTGTTGTCTATCCGGAGAAATTGGAAAGAAGACGACGACCTAAAACTTAAGCGCCACCACTTCGTACACTACCAGTACATCCCCGGTTACGGAGCCTACGGCTTCGGTTTATTTCACCTAATAGGTGGTTTTGCAAAGTCAGCTACGAGCATCATGCGCCAGCTGGTGGATGCAGGTACGCTGTCTAACCTACCCGGCGGGTTAAAGGCTCGTGGGTTAAGGATCAAGGGGGATGACACCCCAATCGCTCCGGGCGAGTTCCGTGATGTGGACTTGGGTTCGGGCAACATTCGCGACAACATTCTTCCCCTTCCTTACAAAGAGCCATCAGCAGTTCTGGCGGCTCTCATGGATAAGATTGTGGAGGAAGGGCGTCGCTTTGCGGCTACAGCCGACCTCAAGGTCGCGGATATGTCCAATCAAGCGCCTGTGGGATCCACACTAGCTATTCTGGAGCGAACCCTTAAGGTTATGTCGGCGGTTCAGGCACGCGTTCATTACGCCCTGAAACAAGAACTGCAGTTAATTGCCGGCATTATTCGTGACTACACTCCAGAAGAGTACGGCTACGAGCCAGACGAAGGGCACGCCTCTGCTAAGCAGTCGGACTACAGCGATGTGGACATCCTGCCCGTTAGCGATCCAAATGCCGCGACTCTGAGCCAACGCGTTGTACAGTATCAAGCCGTGATTCAGTTGGCCTCGACTGCTCCACAAATTTACAACATGCCCTTGCTGCATCGCCAGATGCTTGAGGTTTTGGGCATTAAACACGCAGAGAAACTTGTACCGCTTGAAGAAGACCAAAAACCGACTGACCCTGTAACTGAGAACATGAACGTGCTAGTGGGTAAACCTCTAAAGGCGTTCGCATATCAGGATCACGAAGCGCATATTCAGGTACACCAGTCAGCGATGCAGGATCCGATCATTCAACAAATGGTTGGACAAAACCCGCAGGCTCAGTTGATTATGGGCGCGATGCAGGCACACTTGGCTGAACATATCGGGTTTGCTTACCGCAACAAGATAGAGCTTGCGTTGGGTGTCACATTGCCTAGTCCAGAGGACGACTTGCCGGAAACAGTTGAGAAGCAAATCAGCCGCTTGATGGTTGAAGCGTCTTCGCAAGTCTTGAATGAAAGTAAAGCACTTGCTGCACAGCAACAAGCTCAGCAAAATGCTCAGGATCCGGTGCTTCAGATTCAGATGCAAGAGTTGCAGATCAAACAACAAGAATTGCAGATCAAGCAACAAGAGCTTCAGCTTAAGAACGAGAAGGTGCGAAGTGACTCCGCAGCTAAAGCTGAAGAACTTGCAATCAGAAAGAGCGAAGTTGAATTAAAAGCGGAGCTAGAGAGCATTAAGATGGGCGCTAAAGTTGCAAGCGAACAACGCGAGAGCGACGCGCGGCAGCAAATTGAAGGGATCCGGATCGGTAGCGAGATAGCTATCCGCGACAGAGAGTTAGCGCAACGTAATACCAAACCACCACAAGGAGAGTAAAGCTAATGGATTTAATCACGATAGACTTCGTTGACGCCTACAGAAAAAAACTGCGGGCCGATATGAACAATTTCACTGACGATTTGGCGAATGGTCAGTGCCAAGACTTTGCTAGTTACAAAGAGCTCTGCGGGGTAATTCGAGGCCTAGCCTATGCAGAGCGCCACCTAATCGACCTCGCTGAGCATTTAAAGGAAGACGACGATGAGTGACACCATCGCACTACCGGAATCGGGGCTTATTCTCCCCACCGGCGTAGTACCAGAAGTTAAGTCAATCCCCAAGGAAGATGTTGAGTACCAGAACGCTGAGACTAAAGCTAAACAAGTTCCGGAACCGCAAGGCTGGAAAATACTATGCGCTTTGATCGACGTGGCTGATACATACGACAGCGGCCTTTTAAAATCAGACGGCACTAAAAAGGCTGAAGAAGTTACCTCTCCAGTACTGTTTGTCATGAAAAAAGGCCCTCTCTGCTATCTTGATAGCGAGAAGTTTCCTGACGGTAAGCATTGGTGTACGGAAGGTGACTTTGTTATCACACGCCCTTATACCGGTACACGTATGATTATTCACGGCAAAGAGTTCCGCGTGATTAACGACGACCAAGTCGAAGCAGTTGTTCAAGACCCCCGTGGCATTAGCCGCGCTTAAAGGATAAAAAATGGATACATTTAAGTTTCCTGATGAAGATGATAATCAGGGTAAACCCGTAGATACAGAAAATGAAATCAGTATTGATATAGATGCTGATGGTGAAAGCGAAATTGAAATTGATATTGAAGACGATACGCCCGAGCGCGATCGTTTTGCTAAGCCCTTGGATAGAGAAGTTGAAGAGCCTACTGATGAAGAACTAGAGACGTACGGTTCTAAAGTAAAGGCTCGGATTAAAGAGCTTACCCATGCGCGACATGACGAGCGACGGGCAAAAGAGGCTATAGCGCGCGAGAAGGCTGAACTAGAGCGCCTCGCTCAGAAGTTGATTGAAGAACGCAAGCAATATGTTCAATATATCAACGAGGGCACCGCCACGCACGTCAATACGTTGAGAGAAAAAGCGGAAGCCGATCTTGAGATGGCAAGGCGTAAATACAAAGACGCACAGGAAACTTACGACTCTGAAGCCATGCTTGAGGCGCAAGAAAGCCTTACTGATGCAAAAATGCGACTAGAGGCTGCTAGAAATTTTCGACCTGCCCCTTTACAAGTTCCTGAGGAAGTAGTACAAACACAACAACGGCAAATCGAGACCCCTCAACTCGACGAAAAAACCTTGCGCTGGCAAGCAAAAAACCAGTGGTTCGGGACATCGGGGTACGAAGAACTTACGGCCTTTGCTCTAGGGCTGCACCAGAAACTAGTGGCTACGGGGTATGATCCCCGCTCTGATGAATATTTCGAGAGAATTGACTCTCGCATGAAGCAAGTGTTTCCTGAGATTTTCGAGGACGGCACTAGGTCAGCTAAAGCTGCTTCAAATAAAAGACCCGCAACTGTGGTTGCTTCTGCTTCCCGTTCATCCGGGGCTAAAAAGAGCGTCAAACTAACCAAAACAGCCGCGCGCTTAGCGGATAAGTTTGGCATTTCACATGAGCAATATGCACGCGAGTATTTAAAATTGGAGAGTAATAATGGCTAATGCACGTACACCCCGAGATCTGGACACTCGTGAACTCAGTCCTTCCCGCTATGTGTATACACCCACAAGCGCTTTGCCAGACCCCACACCTGAGCCGGGTTTTCGTTTTCGTTGGGTCGCTACGGCGGTTAACGGACAAGATAATCCTACAAACGTATCCCAAAAGTTACGTGAAGGCTGGGTACCGGTTAGAGCTGAAGACCATCCAGAATTGCAGATTGTCGGCAATAAAAACGGAAACGTCGAAATCGGTGGCTTGATCTTATGTAAAGCCCCTGAAGAGATGGTTCTGGCCCGACAGGAGTACTACAACCGCTCCTCGCAAAACCAGATGGACTCCGTCGATAACCACTTTATGCGTAATAACGATTCTCGTATGCCTTTGTTTAATGAGCGTAAGACCTCTGTAACACGGGGATCCGGGTTTGGAAACGGTTCCAAATAATGTTTAGGAGTTTTTAAATGGCTTACCCTACTATTGAAAAGCCTTACGGCTTTAAGCCGATCAATCTGATCGGTGGTCAGGTGTTTGCTGGTTCTACGCGCAAAATGCGTATCGCCAGTGCCTATGCCACCTCTATTGGTTTCGGCGACTTGTTGATTCGTGCCGGCGACGGTACTGTTGAACGATCAGCAGCTACAACTGCTAAACCCACCGGCGGTTTCGCTGGCGTGTTTTTAGGTTGTGAATTTATCAACCCTAGCACCGGTCAATTGCAATTCCAACAGAACTTTGTTGGTGGCACGACTGTTACTTCTGGTTTTATCACTGCTTATGTCTGTGATGACCCAGACACGTTGTTCCAAGTTGCTGTGGTTTCAGGCACAACAGTTGTTACTGGCGTTCAGTACACTTCTGTTGGCAATAACGCCACAATCGTGAACAACACAACCATCACTAACGCTGGTAACTCGCAAGTTGCTTTGCTTGATTCAACAGCTACAACCGATACACTAACAGTTCGTATCGTTGATGTTGTTCCTGATACCGCCTATGTTTCTGGTGGCAACACGCTGTATCCCGAGGTGATCGTTAAGTTCAACTTTGGTATGCACGCATACGATACCGCCGTTGGCGTTTAAGGAGTTAAATCATGGCAATTTCACGCGCACAGTTACTTAAAGAACTTCTTCCCGGCCTGAACGCTTTGTTCGGTCTGGAGTACAAGCGTTACGGCGAAGAGCACAAGGAGATTTACGAAACTGAATCTTCCGAGCGTTCGTTTGAAGAAGAAACCAAGCTTTCCGGCTTCTCAGCTGCACCCGTTAAGAACGAAGGTTCTGCGATTGCATACGACAATGCTCAGGAAGCTTTTACAGCCCGCTATACACACGAAACAATCGCTTTGGGCTTCTCGATTACCGAAGAAGCTGTTGAAGATAACCTGTACGACTCCTTGTCGGCTCGTTATACAAAAGCTCTTGCTCGTGCTATGTCCTACACCAAGCAGGTTAAAGCTGCCGCTGTGTTGAACAATGGCTTTAGCGCCAGCTATGTTGGTGGCGACGGCGTTGCTCTCTTTAGCAATGCTCACCCGCTGGTTGGTGGTGGCACAAACAGCAACATCCCTACAGTAGCTGCTGACCTTAACGAAACTTCTCTTGAGAATGCCGTTATTCAGATCGCTGCTTGGACGGATGAACGCGGTTTGCTGATCGCTGCTCGCCCACGTAAGTTGGTTATCCCCCCATCACTCCAGTTCGTTGCAACTCGTTTGCTCGAAACAGAACTGCGTGTTGGTACGGCTGATAACGACATCAACGCAATCAAGAACAACGGTTCGATTCCAGAGGGTTACGCAATTAACCACTTCTTGACCGACACCAATGCTTGGTTCTTGACGACTGACGTGCCTAACGGCCTTAAGCACTTTGTCCGTACGCCTATGGCTACCGGAATGGACGGCGACTTTGATACGGGCAACGTCCGTTACAAAGCCCGTGAGCGTTATTCGTTTGGGTGGTCTGATCCCCTCGGCGTGTTCGGCTCTGCCGGTGCTTAAGCACTAAAAACCAAAGGGATCCACAGCTAAAGGTCGTCGGATTTAAAAGAGTACCCTAAGAATCGCCCTTGGTTAGACCCCGCTCAAAAGGCGGGGTTTTTCTTTTTGCGTTGTTTACGTTTAGCTACGCGCTCGTCGTAGTGGTGTACACGGTGGCAGTTAGCGCAAAGCGGGACACATCTTTTAATCTCTTCTATTGCCGCAGAGAAATTGTTGCGGCGCAAAAGCGCGTATAGTTTTTGATCGGAAGGGGATGGGTTAACGTGGTGGAAATCAATAGCAGCGGGGTGAGCGAACCCACAGCTAATACACTTCACGCTTTCTTTAAGCTCAATCCATTGCTTACGAACGGTCTGTTTTCTTTTTTTAGTTTTTTCTATTACAGCGCCTTTGTTGGCTTCGTAATGCTTTCTTGAGTACTCACGATGCTTTAGCTTTCGCTTTTCTGGATCTTTGTAAGGCATAGCTGCCGCTTCTTAAGATTCTCTTTCGCCAGTATAAACTATTCTTATATGCCCAAGGTATAGTTGGCTCATATAGTTTAAACCCAGCGTTTATAAGGCTGTTGCTGCTGGCAGGGTTTGCGGTGGTGTCGGTGATTAACCAATTCCAGTTAAGACTCTTAGCTTTCCGTTCTCTGACAGCGATTAATTTCTTTTGTAAACCGTGGCCTGTGTAGGCTTCTAGTACCCCAGCACGACACAGGTAGCCGCAATCGTACCAACTTTTTGAACGTGTCAGCCCTGCAAACCCGATGGGTATATCCGTTTCAGTATAAGCCACCCACCAATGTCCTGAAGTTGTGTCGTAAGGAACGTCCGCAGGTAAGCATTTCTTCTGCAGGTAAAGCAGCACGGTTTGGTTGGCTTGAACCCGTAAATCTACTTGTTTAACAATAAACTTCATGGCGCACCCCTTTTTTTGTATTTATACACTACCTGTATTGCACACGGACGTAATAAGGAGTATAAATACGGTAACTGGGAACCTCCAGCTTTACTGACCGCCCCAGCGGACGATGCAGAGACAGTAAAGCGTAGTACTGCATATACAAGGAATTACTATGGCCTCGACCACCTTCTCCGGCCCAGTCACATCGACAAACGGCTTTATCGGATCCATTACCGGCAACGTTACTGCCACAACTGTAACAGCCACCGGCGCTATTGCTGGTTTGACCCTTGCTGCTACTGGCACAGGCGGCGTTAAATTAGCTGTCCGTACACTTGCTTCCCTCCCCGCCGCTGCCGCTGGCAACGCTGGCACCATTTACTACGTCTCTGGCACATCGTCGGGTAACACAATGGTGTTCTCGAACGGCTCAGCTAACATTGACCTCGTGACTGGCGTGGCTGTTATTGCCTAATCGCTCCAACTAAAAGGAGCCGAACATGGCTATGCAAACTGATGTAAAAGCAGCCGAACGCACAACTACGGGTACTGCTTACGCAGCCCCGGCCAGACTAAAAGGTTTGGTTGTATCGTTTGCTACAGGCGGCACAGTTGTTGTTAAAGATGGCGGTGCTAGTGGGACTACCGTGTTTTCTTATACAGCACCTGCTGCGGCTGGCACAGCTAGTATTGTTGTCCCCGGCGAGGGAATTCTTTGCCGTACGGATATTCACGTCACGCTGTCCAGCGCCACAGCTACGGTGTTCTATGGCTAAGAAGAACCCCTCTCTAGCAGTCGGTCGTGGTGAAAAGCTACCCGTCTCTAAGGGGGCTGGTTTGACCGCCAAAGGCCGTGCCAAATACAACGCTGCCACTGGATCTAACCTAAAGGCTCCGCAGCCTGAAGGTGGGCCACGTAAGAAGTCTTTCTGTGCAAGGATGTCGGGTATGCCCGGGCCAATGAAGGACGAGAAAGGCCGCCCCACGCGCAAAGCTGCAAGCCTCAAACGATGGAAGTGTTGAAATGAAAGACTTTTTTCACGAACTTAGCGAAGGCATGAAACACACGATGGATGCAATATCTGTCGTTACGGTGGTAGGAACACTTATGAATCTTTTGCCTTCTGTAGCTGCTGTTTTAACGATTGTCTGGACTGGTATTCGTATTTACGAAACCGAAACTATTCAAGGATTTTTTAACCGGAAAAAGAAAGATGCCAGCGGCGAGTGAAAAACAAAAAAAGTTTATGGACGCAGCCGCTCATAATCCAGCGTTTGCTAAGAAAGTCGGTGTACCCAGTAAAGTAGCAAAAGAATATTCCAAGGCTAGCAAAGGCCAAACTTTTAGAGAAGGTGGTGCTATGAAAAATGACATGAAGCAAGATAAGATGATGGTCAAAAAAGCCGTTGGTATGCACGACAAACAAATGCACGGCGGCAAAAAGACTGACATGGCCAAACTTAAAAAAGGCGGTATGCCTATGGTCATGAAAGATGGTAAGAAAGTCCCTGCGTTTGCAGCTAAGAGCGGCGGAATGACCAAGATGGCTCGCGGCGGCGGTATCGAGACCAAGGGTAAAACCAAGGGTACGATGATTGCTATGAAGTCCGGCGGCAGAACTTGCTAAGGAGATTGTTATGCCTTTACCTTTGATACCCGCCGCAATCGCAGGAGCCTCTGGCATTACAACAGCGGCTTTACTGGCTGATAACGACCAAGTAAATGAAAAAAATAAACAGAATAGAGCAAAAGATCGTGCTGTTGATAAGTTTTATAAAGACACTATTAAAGACCGATATGGGCCAAAAGGTAAAGAACTTAGCAATCGGGATATGTCCAGTGAAATAGAAGAAGAGAATGTCCTTGGCGAGCGAGCTAAGCAGAAAGCTTTAGTAGCTGATATTGCTAATCGTGAAGCCGGACTTGAAGCTCCTTCTTTAAGAAATCGTGACCAAGCACGAAGTTTTTCAAACCAGAAAGCACCTCAAGGTATGAAAAAGGGTGGTAAGGTTAGTTCTGCTTCTAGCCGTGCTGACGGCTGTGCTGTTCGTGGTAAAACAAAAGGTATAATGCGATGAAAAAAATGACACAAGCGGATCGCGACGCAGGCTTAACACAAGAAGATGTTAATCTTGGTATGCGCGGGAGCGTAATTAAAGGTGGTAGCGACGCGGCTATGCGTTCGCGCATGGCTTCGGAAAAGTACGATAGCCCGAGCATCGTTGACCAGTATCGTGATTACAGCAAAAACCCAGAAGCTAAATCTTTCCCCGTTGCCGATCGCAAGAAGATTAAAGAGATGGCACCCGAAGCTGAAAGCAAACGTACATCCAACGATGCTATCGGTGATCTGGTTAAGCGTTTAGGTAGTGGGCGCGTCGGCACTACGCCTTCAAGTTTTTCTGAGCCTATTGGTGGACGCAAGGGCGGGGCTGTTAAAATGGCTAAAGGTGGTTCGGTTAGCTCCGCCTCTAAACGTGCTGACGGTTGCGCTGTTAAGGGCAAGACCCGTGGGAAGATGATCTGATGAGAGCCTCTCGTGGCATGGGTGCGATTAACCCCGCTAAGATGCCCGGGGGTAAACGTAAAGCTCGTAGAGATGATACGGACTTTACGATGTATGCTGACGGCGGTGAGGTTAAGTCTAAAGTCAATCAGGCTGGCAACTACACCAAACCCGGAATGCGTAAGTCTATGTTTGAAAGCATTAAAGCACAGGCAACGCATGGAACAGCAGCAGGCCAATGGTCAGCCCGTAAGGCACAGCTCCTCGCAAAGAAATACAAAGCGTCAGGCGGTGGGTATAAATGAAAGCACCACAGAAGTCGTTGAAGGCGTGGGGCGACCAGAAATGGACTACCAAAAGCGGTAAACCTTCAAGTCAGACTGGTGAGCGGTACCTTCCTGAGAAGGCTATTAAAGCGCTAAGCCCAGCCGAATACGCAGCCACAACCAAGGCAAAGCGGGCAGGCAAGGCGGCAGGTAAGCAGTTCGTGGCTCAGCCTAAAAGTATTAAAGAGAAAGTCAAACCGTTTAGGAAGAAGTGATGACCGTTACCAACACCGCAGCATTTAACCTCGACCTCTCGGAAATAATCGAAGAGGCGTTTGAGCGTTGCGGAGGGGAACTTCGCACTGGATATGATTTACGGACAGCGCGGCGTTCCATGAACCTGCTGTTTGCAGACTGGGCCAATCGAGGCATTAATCTTTGGACGGTTGAAGAAGGCCAGATTCCCCTTGTACAGGGACAGAACACATATGACCTACCGGTCGATACAGTCGACTTGATCGAACACGTTATACGGACGCAATCGGGACAGCAAAACAATCAGGCTGATCTCACCATAACACGTATCTCTGTGTCTACGTATGCAACAATCCCTAACAAGTTACAGCAAGCTAGACCGATTCAAGTGTGGATTAACCGCCAGTCCGGAGCTACATACCAAGCACCGGGCCCTAACGGCACAAACAGCACCACAGGCGTCGATGCCCCCAAGATAGTGATCTGGCCTACCCCAGACGGTTCTCAGCCTTATACGTTCGTTTACTGGCGTTTGCGCCGTATTCATGATGCTGGTGATGGTACTAGCACTTTTGACATCCCGTTTCGTTTACTTCCTTGCTTGACCGCAGGGCTGTCCTATTACTTGGCTCTTAAAGTGCCCGGTGCCGATACCCGCTTGCCCGTGCTGAAACAACAGTACGATGAGGCATGGGAGCTTGCTGCAACCGAAGATAGAGATAAAGCTGCCGTTAGGTTTGTTCCGCGACGCATGTTTGTTACGTAGGAGGGAACGTGTCTAATCGTTTTTCCTCTGGTAAAAATGCAATTGCGCAGTGTGATCGCTGTGGTTTTCGCTTTAAACTCAAAGAGCTAAAGACGGAGGTTGTAAAAACAAAACCGTATAATGTACGGGTTTGCACCTCTTGTTGGGATCCGGATCACCCGCAGCTGCAGTTAGGCATGTACCCCGTTGAGGATCCACAAGCAGTTAGAAATCCGAGACCAGATACAACTTATTTGATTTCGGGAGTAGATGTAAATGGCGATTTGTCAGGCGGTAGCAGGATTTTTCAATGGGGCTGGGCTCCGGTCGGCGGATCGAGAGACGGTGGTTTAACGCCAAATGACTTGATACTTCAAGTGCAGCTTGGTACAGTTACAGTAGTAGCTAATTAAGGAGCTAGACATGTATAAACGTGGCGCAGATGGCGTAGCAAAGAAAGGCAAGACCGATGGTAAGAATCTCGGTAACAGCGGCCCTACAGTCGCTACTATGCACGGCGGTAAGAAAACTGCAGGTGTTAAGAACATAGACTTAAAGAAAATGGGTCGTGGTCTGGCAAAAGTTAAAAACCAGAAAGGTGGTTGAGATGGCTAAATATAGTCAAAAAATGATGGGTAAAGAGGTCGGACAAGCTTCGGTCTATGCTGAACCGCACACCATGACTGGCGCAAAGGTTGGTATGAAATCACCTAAAATGCAAGACCCAAACACAATGGCCGCTAAAGATGTGCGATGCAATACGCCGTTAATGCGCGTTAGCGCCGGAGACCCTGCTCGTGAAGACGTTAAGACTTCCGGTATTAAGATTCGCGGTACAGGCTGTGCGACGAAGGGAACAATGGCTCGTGGGCCAATGGGTTGAAAATAGAATATGAATTATGCTGAACTGACGACTAATATTCAAGACATAATTGAGAATACATTCTCGACGGAACAGCTCGCGCTTTTTGTCCAACAGGCTGAACAGAAAATATACAACTCTGTTCAGATCCCTGCCCTGCGTAAAAACGTAACCGGCGTAGTGTCTAGCAATAATAAATACCTATCTACTCCCCCAGACTTTCTTGCGGTGTACTCACTAGCCGTAATTGACGGTAGCGGTAATTATGAGTACTTGCTGGATAAGGACGCTAACTTTATTCGGCAAGCGTATCCTAACCCTAACTCTACCGGTATTCCTAGGTATTACGCTATTTTTGGCCCGACAACGACAGACGAAATTCCACCTGCTATAACTAACGAGATTAGCCTTATTTTAGGCCCAACGCCTAATACCTTGTATAACGTGGAGCTGCATTATTTCTATTACCCAGAATCTATCGTTACTGCGGGCACATCATGGCTTGGCGATAATTTTGACTCTGTACTGCTTAACGGCGCGTTGATTGAGGCCGCAAGATTTATTAAAGCTGGCACTGAGCTAGTGACGTTCTACAACAAGATGTTTATGGAGTCGTTAGGGCTACTTAGACAACTTGGTGACGGCAAGCAACGTCAAGACGCCTATCGTAACGGGCTAATCAGAGTACCAGTTAAATAGGAATACACATGGCCTTTACTGGAAACTTTCTCTGCGACAGTTTTAATCCCGGACTTGTTTCCGGCAGGTTTGACTTTAACGCTCCAACGACGGATACATACTATATCGCGTTATATACCAACGCCGCTACGCTTGACGGATCTGCTACCGCATACACAACGACAGGTGAGGTTGTTGCGGCTGGGTATACGGCAGGAGGCAATGTTATTACACCGGCGTACTACGCAGAGGCAGGCGGAGCATATATCAGCTTTGATAACACTTCTTGGGCTGGATCATTTACCGCTCGTGGTGCATTGATATACAAACCCGGTGATAATGGTGCTATCTGCGTGTTGGATTTTGGCGCGGATCGAACTTCTACTTCAACTTTTACGGTGCAATTCCCACCTGCTACGGCAGGTTCTGCGCTTATCCGGCTTCCTTAAGGAGTTTTTATAATGAACGATAAAGCCACATCTACCGACAGCGTTGGCGCAACATTTACCGCAAACAACGGTTTGAAAGCACAAGTCACTGCGGGCGGTGTCTATACCGTACAGTGTTTTGATAAAGACGGTAATCTAAAATGGGAAGATAAGTCGCATAACCTCGTGGTCAATGAAGGCCTCAAGGATATGAACGACAAGTACTTTTCAGGTTCTGCTTACACAGCAGCATGGTACGTTGGCTTGATTACAGGCCCTGCTAGTGGCACAACTTTTGCTGCTGCTGATACGCTTGCTTCACATGCTGGATGGACAGAGTTTTCTGATTACTCAGGCGCTCGTAAGGCCGCTGTGTTTGCCGCTGCTACGCTTGCTGATCCTTCTGTTATTACTAATAGCGCATCCCCAGCTTCGTTTACTATTACGGGAGCAGGCGGTGTGGTAGCTGGCGCATTCTTGGCGTCGGTTAATAGTGGTACATCTGGTGTTTTATTTTCAGAATCTGATTTTCAGTCGCCGGGAGATAGGACTGTAGTATCCGGAGATACGCTGAATATTACATACACGTTTAGTCTTGACGCAGCATAAGGGCGCGGGTCTTTCTCATGCTGGGTTTCTCACCCATCTCTGCGGCTCCGTTTGCCTCACAGGCAGGTGGGGTTAACTTTGATAGCGCTTTTGAAGACTCCGTGGTGGGTTCTGAATTTGCTTCGGCGCAAGCTTTATTCGTTGGCCTGTCATCAGAGTCTGGGACAGCTCAGGATACTGCTGTAGTTGTTGCTTCTGACTTTTCCGCTTTGGTTCAAGACTCCAATACTGCTTCTGATGCAGTAAATGCTGTAGCTATATTCCTTAGTTCAGCTCAAGATTCTGCTCAGGCTTTAGACAGCGTGTTAGCGCAACTATCAATTCAGGTAGCTATTTCCGAAGCCGCCGCTATACTGGATTTAGTATCTGCAACGGTTGACTTTAGTTCCGCTATTAACGAAACATCCACAAGCGCAGATACGGTCTCTGCGTTAGCGGTATTAGCTACAAATATTGCGGAAAGCAGTGTAGCCGCAGAGTTAGTAAACAGCAGCGTAGTTGCGAGTTCGTTAATTAATGAGTCCAGCACTGTATCAGAAATAGTTTCTGCTATCGCTGCATTATCAGCAACAACACTTGAAGTAGCAACTGCATCTGACTCCACAACCGTAGCACCTTCTGTATTTAATGCGGCTGTAACAGAAGAAGTAGACGCTGTCGCGCGGTTCTTAGCATCGGTTGCGTTTATTGCAAGCGTACAGGAAGGCGCACAGGTGGCGGATCAGCTATTGGCAAGGTTCTTGTGGGAAGTTATAAATGTCCAACAAGCGTCTGCGTGGAATACAATTGATTCTTCACAAAATGTTCAATGGGGTCAGGTAAACAATGCCCAACCCGCAGTTTGGAACAAAATTCCTACCCAAACTTAAGAGATTGCTATGGCTATTGTACTGAAAGATCGCGTTAAAGTTTTATCCACAACAACCGGCACGGGTACGCTTACGCTTGGCTCAGCGGTTACTGGATTTCAAAATTTCAGTGTCATCGGGGACGGCAACTCAACGTACTATACGATTGCTGCTCAAACCACTCCAGACTGGGAGGTTGGCATTGGCACCTATACGGCTTCAGGTACGCTGTTGTCTCGGGATACTATTTTAGAGTCATCTAACGGTGGCGCAGCAGTAGACTTCCCCGCAGGAACAAAAGACGTATTTGTAACCTACCCAGCAGAGAGGTCTGTCTATTTAGATTCGGCTGGTTCGCATCCGGTACAAAACACCTTTAATACGCTAAATGCTACAACCGCCGTACTGACCGCCGGTACGATTTCAACCACTCCGGCTAGCGGCACAGACATTGTTAATAAAACTTATGTTGATACAATTGCGGCTTCAGGGATACATTTTCATACGCCAGTCAGGGTTGAGTCTCCTACTGCGTTAACAGTTACATATAACAACGGAACCTCTGGTGTTGGCGCAACACTGACTAATGCGGGCACTCAATTAGCACTGGTTATTGACGGTATAACACTAAGTGTTAGCGACCGTGTTTTAATCTATACACAAACGGACGCAACGCAAAACGGCGTGTATGTTGTTAGTAATACTGGCTCTGTCTCTACGAACTGGGTGTTGACCCGTGCTACTGACGCAGATTCTTATGGCGTGAGCGGCCCTGACACATTGAGCGAAGGGTCTACGTTCTTTGTAACAAGCGGTAATACCGGGGCTGGTGAAACATACACCTGCAACACTACCGGTACGATTACGTTTGGAACGACTAACATTACCTTTGCGCAAATCTCTTCTGCACAGATTTATTCTGCTGGCACAGGGTTAACCCTTACTAATACGACTTTTAGCATCACCAACACAGGTACCGCTGGTACTTATGGATCGGCTTCTGCCGTCCCTGTTTTTGTTACCAATGCACAAGGTCAAGTTACATCTGTTACGAACACGTCAATCGCAATTGCCTCTGGTGCTGTCTCTGGTTTAGCTGCTTCTGCTACGACTGACACAACAAACGCTTCTAACATAACNAGCGGCACTCTTGGAACAGGACGTATATCTGGCTCTTATACAGGCATTACGGGTGTTGGTACGCTGGCAGCAGGCACTTGGAACGGCAGTACTATAGCTGCTAATTATGGTGGCACAGGGTATAGTTCGTATACGGTTGGCGATTTACTGTACTCGGATACGTCTTCTACGCTCGCTAAGCTCGCCGATGTTGCTGTCGGTAACGCGCTCATATCGGGCGGTGTTGCTGCTGCCCCTTCATGGGGTAAGATTGGTCTTGCTACTCATGTGTCTGGTACTTTGCCGGTGGCTAATGGCGGTACTGGTGCTACAACATTAACGGGCGTTTTAAAAGGTAATGGTACATCAGCCGTAACAGCTAGCAACGTAAACCTGACCTCGGAAGTAACAGGCACCCTCCCCGTCGCTAACGGCGGAACAGGCATTACTTCACTTGGCTCAGGTGTAGCTACATTCCTTGGTACGCCGTCTTCAGCAAACCTAGCTGCGGCTGTTACAGGCGAGACCGGATCGGGGGCATTGGTTTTTGCCACTAGTCCAACCTTGGTGACTCCTGCGTTGGGTACACCGTCATCTGGCACACTTACAAATGCTACGGGATTGCCAATTGTTAACGGCACTACAGGTACTTTATCTGTTGCTCGGGGCGGTACAGGCGCTACGACCCTCACGGCTAATAACGTCTTGTTGGGTAATGGAACTTCTGCGCCACAGGTTGTCGCCCCCGGAACCACAGGTAATGTCCTGACTTCTAATGG